CCACAATTTGCACCAGAAATTAACCATTGGGGTACCTCAGCAATTATGGATGGCGGATTCACAAACGACAAGTCATTCATCTTTACAAAAGGTATGGCGTCATCAGTTAATGTGGCTTCAGGCGGTACACAAGCAGTTATGAGTTTCAGAATTGCACCATCTGCATCAAACGGTGTAGGTGCTTCTGGTTTGGGTATTCGTGAAGTTATTAACCGCATGCAACACTTACCATTTGAAGTTGATATGTATTCTAACGGTTCATTCTTAATTACTTGTGTATTGAATGGTACAACATCAAATACAGCAGAACAATGGACTAACGTAGGTGGTTCAAGTTTATCACAATATATTTTCCATAATCAAGGTACTAGAGTGACAGGTGGCGAAGCAGTATTTGGATTCTACTTGAATACACAAGGTGGTACAGGTGGTGCTGCCGGTCTTTATTCAACAACACAACAAGATTTAACACAGTTGCTTGCTTTAGGTACAAGTATATTATCAGGAGGTTCTTCTAACGCTGCTATCGGAATTTATCCAGATGGTCCAGACGTTTTAACATTCTCTGCTCAAAATATACAAATTGGAGGATCAGCAGCAACAATTCAAGCACGATACTCATGGAACGAAGCGCAAGCATAATAAAGGAATATTTTGCTTACAACAAGCTCGATACAGGTTTTACCTGCCGCTAATACTGACACCTCGACATACTATTTGTCGTTGCAGCCTATTACGGCAGGAAAATCTCCTTCTGAATACACTAATGTAAAGCTAAATTATAATCCATCAACTGGATTACTTACAACTTCAGCATTAACCACATCTGCATTAATATCAAGTTCATCATCTACTGGAACATTATCTGCTGATTCATTGACTGTTGGCTCTGCATTTGATGGTATTGGTTCTAGTTATAATACAACACTCACTTCTTCAAGTAATGGAAAATCATCTGGTTCTTTACAATTAATTTTTAGTAATAATGGTGGCCCAATTACTGGAAGTAATAGTTCTTTACGATTCAATAATCAAGATTTAACTACTACTAGTATAACTAATATTCAATTTGCATTCAATGATGCTGGATCAACTTCTAGGCATGCTGGAGTAATACAAGCAGGTAAAGATTACAATGCGCCTGGCGCTTTAAATCCTTGGCTTGCATCTAGTGGTTATTATCCTAATTATATTTCATTTTGGACCAGAGGTGTTGGTAATGAAGTAGAAAGAATGAGAATTGATTCTAATGGTAATATAGGTATAGCTAATACTATACCTGTAGCAAACCTAGATGTAAACGGATCATTCAATGCTAATGGTACTGCTAATATAGCAGGTAATGTGTATATTGGTGGAGCATTAACAGTAGTAGGTAACACTATTATTGAAAACACATTTATCAATAATGCTTTTGTTAATACCACAGATACTCTTGTTGTTTCTAATACAACATCAGCAACATCAACAGGAAGTGGTGCTTTACAAGTAGTTGGTGGTGCAGGTATTCAAGGTAATGTATACACAGGCAATCATGTTATTGTTGGTGCAGGTAATGGTGTTACATTTGTAGATGGAACAATACAAACAACGGCAGGTTCTTCAGTAGCCAATACTGTATATCTTACTGGTGTTAATCTAACACAAAATGCTAATATTATTGGTGCATTCACGCAGGCAAATTCCGCTGGTGCTAATACTGTTTACTTACAGGGAGGTCTCAATACTGCTAATGCTAATACCATATATCTCCAAGGTGGTCTTAATACAGCAAATGCTAATTCTACCTTAATATTTTCATTACTGAATACTGCTAATGCTAATATGGCATCTATATTTGCTCAAGCAAATGCGGCTTTCTTAAAAGCAAATAATGCAGTTGCTAATCTTGGTCCTGTTGTAACAATCAATACTGCTTCGTATTTGTATGTGCCTAACACAACAGTTTCCACATCAAACACAACTGGAGCTTTAGTTATTTCTGGTGGTATGGGTATCACCGGCAACTTGTTTATGTCAGCCGCTAACAACTTCTATACCACAACAGCATCAGCAAGTTATAGATTAGGTTGGACAGATAATTATTTTATGAGAGATTTTGTTTTTAACGGCATGAATTTTAATGGAAATTTTCTTTCTATTACTTCAGGCCAATTTTATACACAAGCAGGTATCTTCGCAACTTTTAGAGGTCCTATTAATAATGATACCGGCAATAACGTAGTTGTTATTAGTGGAACTTCAGGTGTATTGATTCAAAATAATTTTTCTTCCACATCAAATACAACAGGAGCTCTTGTAGTAAGTGGAGGTATAGGTGCTGTAGGTAACATCTATTCAAGTAACAATCTAATCACAACGGCAAACGTCACACTAGCAAACTCACAAGGTGGTACGGGTGCTACTATTTCTTATAACGTAACCGCTCAATCTATCGACTTCTTCTTTAGGTAATATATTATGGCGACAAAAGTCGTATTCATCACAACTACAGGCGCAGGAACATTTACAATACCATCTGATTTTGGTTCACTGGTATCCGTCGAAGCTATTGGCGGTGGCGGTAGTGGGAGTAATTTAGGAGGTGCAGGCGGAGGAGCCGCATACGCAAAATCAACTTCTATAACAGGTTTATATGCTGGATTAACTACTTATTATACTGTAGGAGCAGGAGCAACTACAACAACAGGAGCTGCAGGAGGTGATACTTGGTTTAATACATCAAATGCCGCACCGACATTATCAAGCACAGGAGTTTTAGCTAAAGGTGGAGGTGCAGCTTCTGGTACATCTTCAGGAGCTGGTGGTGCATCTGCATCTTCTGTAGGAACTACAACATATTCTGGTGGCACAGTCACTTCCGCTGCTCCAAGTGGCGCTGCAGGAGGTGGAGGTGCTGCAGGACCAGGAGGTATTGGTGGGAATGGATCTATAGGAAACACAACATCTACAGGACGTGGAGGTGGCGGTGGAGGAGCTTCTCTAACTAATTCAGGTGGAAATGCAACTTCAGCTTCAGCAAGTGCAGGTGCTACTGGAGGTAATGGTGGCGGTGGCACCGGTGGTGGAGCTGGTTCAACTGTAAGTGGAGTGAATGGCACAGCTGGAACAGCAGGCACTGGCGGGGGTGGTGGCGGCGCATTTGGAACTTTAGGATTTGGTGGTGTTGGTGCTGCTGGTAGTTATTGGACCTCAACACAATTATGGAATGGAACAACATTATCAGATAGTGTTACAACTGGTGGTTCTGGTGGTGGAGGTGGTGCAACTATTACAGCAAGCGGTAATGGAGTTACAGGTGGTTTATATGGCGGTGGTGGAGGTGGATCTGGTGCTGGTGGCGGTCCTGGTGCACAAGGCATCATTGTGTTTACCTATAATACTGCAATTCCAGGAGCAAGATTATACAATAAAGGCACTCTTGTAATAGCAAACACAAATTATCAGTTTGATGAAGTCACTCAATCTAATGTAAGTATACAACAAACTGCTTTCTATTCTGGTTATTTTGATGAAGTGACCAACCAATATTCTATAACTCCTATGAGAATTGCTAATACAAGCACAGGTGTTAAATCTATTTTAGTTTCCGATTTATTTGATGAAGTATCTGATATTAATCAGGTGCCAACTGTTGTATATTCAGCATCTGTTGCTGTTGTTGCTGGTGGTGGAGGTGGTGCAGGTTGGATAAATGGTCAAGCTAACGGTGGTGGCGGTGGTGCAGGCGGACTCTTATCAGCAAACGTAGGATTAATTTCAGGTCAAACATATACTGTTACTGTTGGTGGTGGCGGTGCAGGTGCTGGTGGTGGTTCATCTGGTTCAAACGGATCAAATTCATCTATAGTTACAACTATTTCACCAGGAATTTCTTTCGTTTCATCAGCGGTATCAGTTCAAAATTCAGTATCAACAACCATAACAGTTACAATTCCTTCAGTAACCAACGGACAACTAATGATTATGTCCTTATCATTTAATGGTAGTGGTATCGCAACTACACCGTCAGGATGGAATTTAGCTGCATCTGGTACTCAGCGTTATACATATTGGCGTATAGCATCTTCAGAACCTGCAAGTTATACAGTAACTTACTCAAGTAGTGTAACGGCAGATGCAATTGTTGTTGCTTATGCAAATGCTCAAATAGACCAAATTGGTGCTTATGGATTATCTGGAAATCCATCAACTCCTGGATCTATCACAGTTACAAATCCAAATAGTTGGGTTTATTATTATTCAAGTGCTGTGTTAGTAGCAAGTGATACTTTTTCAACCCCTACAGGATATACATTAAGAGCATCCGATATTGATGCAACTTCACCTTCAGCTTATGTGTGGGACATATCAGGTATATCAGCTGGTGCTTATACAGCGCCATCGACTACACCATTATCAGGAAATCCACAAAGTGTCATCATATCTTTAACTGCAACAGTAACGCAAACATCTACACTTTCATTAATTGCTTTAGGTGGTGGTGGAGGTGGTTCTTACACAGCCGTAGGTTATGCTGGTGGTTCAGGTGGTGGTGCTGGAGGTCGTTCAACTCCTGGAGCTGCAACACAACCAACAAGCACAAATGGCGGTTTTGGTAACTCTGGTGGTATTGGAGATGGTAGCACAAATGCTGGAGGTGGCGGAGGTGCTGGAGCTGCAGGGTCTAGTGCTGCATCTGGAGGTGCCGGCGGTGTAGGCTTACCTAATCCAATTGTAGGTTCAACAGTAGGACAATTAAGTGTTTCAACATATTATCTAGCAGGTGGTGGTGGCGGAACAGGTGGTGTTGGAGGACTAGGTGGTGGCGGCCAAGCAGGATTTGTTCAAAACTCAACAATAAATGGAACAAATAATACAGGTGGTGGTGGAGGTGGTTTTGGTGGTTCAACTGGTGTATCATTAAATGGTGGAACAGGTGGTTCGGGTGTTGTTATCATTTCTGTACCTACTTCAAGATATACAGGACTTGTTACAGGTTCACCAACTGTTACTGCATCAGGCGCAAATACACTAATTACATTTACAACAGTAGGATCAGGTTCTTATACCGCTTAATAAATACAAGATAACATTGAGAGAAAAATATGGCACGTCTACAATCTAATACTACAATATACGGTACCGCAAATGTTCAGAGTTCATTGAATGTTGGCTATGTCACACCTTTCACTTCTACGTCTAATACGACAGGTTCGCTTGTTGTTACTGGTGGTATGGGTATCACCGGCAACTTGTTTATGTCATCTGCTAACAACTTCTATACCACAACAGCATCAGTAAGTTATAGATTAGGTTGGACAGATAATTATTTCCAAAGAGATGCTATTTACAATGGCGTATTTTTTACTGGTAATTATTTACAAATAAGTAATCAATTTATTACGGCTGGTGGTTTAGATGTTCGTTCAGTTATTTACAATGATGCTGGTGGTAACAATATTGTTTTATTTGGAGGTCAATCTGGTGTATTAATTCAAAATAATTTTTCTTCCACATCAAATACAACTGGTGCTTTAGTGGTTTCTGGTGGTGCAGGTATCAAAGGTAACGTATATACAGGAACATTATATTCAACATCAGGTGGTATAGGATATCCAACAGGTATTGCTGCTGGTGGTTCAATAGTTCAAAATACTTCTAGAACATCTGGTGTAACACTCAATACATTAACTGGTCAGATTACATTATTCTCTACTACAGGTACTACAAACGTGGCTACATCATTTACATTAACAAATTCAAATATTGGTGCTAACGATATGTTGTTACTTAACCATTTTTCTGGTGGCACTATTGGTGCTTATGCTCTTGCTGCTAATACAGCTGCAGGTTCTGCTCAAATTACCGTAAGACCAATATTTACAACAACAGTAGCAGAAGCACCTATTATTCAGTTTGCTTTAATTAAATCATCAGTCACTTAATATGTCATTAAGATTAACAGGCGCTTACGGACTTGTAGCTAACAATAATGTAGTTGCTAATGTTGTTGTGGCTAATACATCCGTAACAACAAATGTAATTACTTCAAATACAGTTACGTCAAACACAGTAACAACAAATGTAATTACTTCAAATACAGTTACGTCAAACACAGTAACAACAAATGTAATTACTTCAAATACAGTCACTTCAAATACAATTACTGTTCAAGGAACTATAACGGCTCAAAGTCTTATTGTTACAGGAGGAATAACTCCTGTTTTTAATGCAAACAATATTAGTGCAAATGTTATAACAGCAAACACAATTACTTCAAATGTAATTACTTCAGGTGTTTTAAATGTTCAAAATACAGCAAGTTTTTTTGGTACACAAACACAAGTAGCTGCTAATTTACAAAATGTTATAGAATCCGTTAATGTTATAGCAACTGCAGCTGCAACAACACAACCTTACTATATTGCTAATGGTGCAGTTATCTACCATACAACAAATGCTACAGCCACTTCAACCGTCAATTTAACATATTCTCCAACAGCAACTATTAATTCTATATTATTACCAGGTCAATCAATTAGTATAGCTTTGCTAATGACACAAGGAACAACCGCTTTTTATGTTAATGTTGTTCAAGTTGATGGAACAACAACTGGCGTTACAACTTATTGGCAAGGCGGTACTACACCAACAGCTGGTAATCCTTCAGGTGTTGATGTATATACATTTACAATAATTAAATTAACGGCAACACCTACATATACCGTATTAGCATCACAAACAAAATTCTAATATATCATGCCAACGATTATAACTAGAGGATCAGCTGCATTAAAAAATTATGGATGGACCATAGGCATAGGTGCTAAATTGAACACCATTGGTTTGTTTTTTGGCGGCGTTAATTCATACTGTGGTACATGCATTAAAGTTACTCGTATTAATAAATGTAACGCTCAAATAGGTTCTGAAACTTCAGCTGGAACTAGCCATAATAACTCTGGCTCAGCTGGGGCAAGAATAGGATGTAACGGTGTGTATTATGGTGGTGTTCTTTGTAATTGTGGTTCTATAGGTAACCCAAATAATAAAGTTACTCGTATTAATAAATGTGGAGCTTTAGTAGGTTCTGAAGGTGCAGTTGGGACGGCTAGAGGATTTCTTGCTGGAGCTGCAGTAGGATGTAATGGCATGTATTTCGGTGGAACAACGAACGGTGCAACTATTTATAATCTAGCTACTCGTATTAATAGATGTGGAGCTTTGGTAGGTGAAGCTTCAGTAACTGGTGCAACAGTTAAATATCTTCATGCTGGAGCTGCAGTAGGATGTAATGGCATGTTTTATGGTGGAGTGAATACAGGTGGTCCTTATAATTCACTTTCTCGTATTAATAAATGTGGAGCTTTAGTAGGTTCAGAAACTACAGCTGGCACAGCTAGGGCATGTTTTGCTGGAGCTGCAGTAGGATGTAATGCAATGTTTTATGCTGGATTGTGCGAAAAAAATACAGTTACTCGTATTAATAAATGTGGAGCTTTAGTAGGTTCTGAAGGTGCAGTTGGGACGGGTAGGAATGGTCCAGGCGGAGCTGCAGTAGGATGTTATGGAATATTTTATGCTGGCGAGAATAATACCCCATACACCAATTTATCAACTAAAATTAATAAATGTGGAGCTTTAGTAGGTTCAGAAGCATCTATTGGAACAGCAAGATGGCGTGTAGCCGGAGCAGGAGTTCCATAAGGATATTATATGTCAAGAGTGAATCATAACGCACAATACATCTACGAGATAGATGGTGAAACAATTTGGGAAAAGCTACGAGTCATTCGTAATATGCTGAACGATAGAAAAAGGTCTTTAGCATTAGCTAATCTCAATAAAGAAGAAATGCTTCTTAAAGACAAAAATTCTTTTGAATATAAAAAATATCTTATTGACAAAGAACACCAAGATGAACTGATTAAAGATTGTGAAAACGAAATAGAATTTTTAACAGAATTTGAATCTTATCTAGCTAAAGAAGCAGAAAAAACTCGTATACCTGGTAAAACAGATGATGAGATGTATGAAATAAACTTTTATCTTGAATTACAAACTAGATTGGTGCGTAGAGCACAAGCACAAATTATATCTCACGGTAGAATAGAAGTTGAAACTCTGCAGAGAATATTAAAAAATCCAAGTGCTTTAAAAGTATGTATAGATACTGGATTATTATCAGCTGAAGTATTTAAATTAACTAATGAAAAATTATTACCTAATAGTGATTTTTCAATTAAATATATAGAGAATTGTAATGAGGATTAATAAAACATGAATAGTGAATTAGATGAATTGCAGTTTTTTAGTAGCCCGGTTTATTTCATATCAGCATTAGAGCATTTAGATAAAGTCAAAGAAGTAGCTAACGATCCAACATACTACAATCCAAATAATACACTTGATGATAATTTTGGTAAAATGTCTGCTGACATTTCTTCTGATGAAAGAATACATGATTTTTGTTTGAATGTTATACAATCATCTTGGAATATATTAGAACACCAAGGTTATATGATGTCTAATTACCATACCATATTTGAATCTATGTGGGTGCAAAATCACAATAAACATTCACATATGCCTTATCACACACATTCTGGTGGTGTGCAACTTGTAGGATTTTATTTTTTAGACGTGCCTGAAAATTCATCAAAATTAATTATTCATGATCCTAGAATTGCTAAAACACAAATTGATTTAGAAGAAATTAATCCTAAGGAAATAACTTTAGCTTCAAAAATGGTTACTTTTATACCAAAAGCCGGTGATTTAATATTAATCAATGCTTGGTTAGCACATTCACTTTCTAGTAACTTATCTGATGATACTTTAAAATTTGTGCATATTAATATTGGCACACAAAAAATTGCTAATAATCCTCCACCTGCACCTATCATAATTTGATGAACAAATATCTTATAAGATTTAACAAATCTCGTGGAAAACCTAATAGAGGAACCATGGATCATGTTTGGCGAGTATTTGAAAACGACCAAGAATATCTTGTTAAAAATGTTAAAATTTTAGTACCATCGTATTCTGAAAAAAGTGGCAGTCAAATTGGAGATGATTATAACATAGCTTGTGAAGGTTATATGACCATAGATAAAGTAACTTCAACCATCACAATATCTGATTCACAGTAAAATCTTCAGCATAAATACCTGATTAGGAGATTTATATGGCTACAATAACCAACAGAACCGACTTCACAAACTATTGCCTCCGTAGACTAGGTTTTCCTGTCATTGATATTAACGTAGATGACGACCAGGTCCAAGACCGTATTGATGACGCTCTACAATACTGGCAAGATTACCATTTTGATGGTCTACAAAAAGTTTATTGGATTAAAATATTAAATCAAACAGATATCAATAATCAATATCTTGATGCTACAACAGCAGTAGATTCTAGTAATAATACATTAGAAATTGCTGGTGTGACAAGAATATTTCCACTATCTGACTCTCAGGCTACCATTAATATGTTTGACTTGAGATACCAATTAAGACTTAATGAATTGTATGACTTCACATCTGCGTCCTACATCAATTATACTTTAACACAACAACATCTTCGTTCTTTAGAGATTATGTTTACTGGAGAAGTTCCTATTCGCTTCCAGAGGCATATGCAAAGACTTTATATTGATTGGAATTGGGGACCTCAAGAAGCACCAGTTGGACAAGCTGTGATTGCCGAATGTTATGCTCTAATTGATCCAAATGTATATAATTTGGTATGGAATGACCGTTGGTTAAAAGAATATGCCACTGCTCTTATCAAGAGAAGTTGGGGTTCTAATATGAAAAAATTTGGTGGTCTACAATTACCAGGCGGTGTTACATTAAATGGTAACGAAACTTATGACGAAGCAGTAGCAGAAATTGAAAGACTAGAGAAAGAAATGGAACAAAATTACGGTGCTCCATTGGAATTTTTCTTAAACTAATATGGCAACTAGTTTATATTTTAATTCTTATGGTTCACTAAATGAACAAAGACTAATCGAAGATTTGGTGGTGGAAAGCATTAAGGTTCAAGGATTTGATTGCTTCTATCTTCCAAACAATAACGATGCAGCTAGAGATTTATTATTTGGTGAAGATCCAGTCAAAAAGTTTTCATCAGCATTTCAATTAGAAATGTATCTTTCTAACTCAACAGAATATATGGGAGAGAAAGAATTCTTTTCAAAGTTTGGTCTTGAAATTAAAAACAATGTAAATGTGATTGTATCTAAACGCTCATTCACACAAAGAGTTCCACAAAATACATTTACTCGACCTCGTGAAGGTGATTTAATTTGGATTCCATTTTTAAATGGCACTGGTGAATTATTTGAAATTAAATTTACTAATCAAACAAAAGATTTCTTTATGTTAGGCAGAAAAGTGCCTTACTTCTATGAATTAGAATTAGAGAAATTTAAATACTCTAATGAAGTTATTAATACAGGAGATAGTGATATCGATAGCGTGGTTACAGATTCTTCATATACATTACACTTGAATCTAGGTTCAGGTACTGGTACATATACTATACCAGAGATTGTATATCAATCGTTAGATAACACATCAGCAAACTCATATGCTTCTGGTACCGTTCAATCGTTTATTAAATCATCTAATATATTAAGTGTTACAAACATTAAAGGTGAATTTATTGATGGTTCAATAATCATTGGTGCTTCAAGTAATGCTCGTTATACATTATCAACATTTGATCCATTGAATACACCATCAACACATGAACAATATGATAACTCATACATAAATCAACAGGGAATTTCAATTACTGATTTCTCTGAAACAAATCCTTTTGGTAATATATAATGTCTGCTAACGTATTTTATAATAGAATCATTCGTAAACTTGTTGTAGGTTTTGGTAACCTATTTGACAATATTACTCTTGTGCGTTATAATGCTGACTTGACAGAACAAGAACGATTTATTATTCCAATTGCATATGCACCTAAAGAACGCTATGTGATGCGTCTACAAGAAGACCCTAATTTAGATAAAAAAGTTCAACTTACTTTACCTAGATTATCTTTTGAAATGACAGGTATGACATATGATGCTACTAGAAAACAAAATACAAATTGGAAAACATTTAATCAAACATCAAATGGTTTAGCATCACAATACAATCCTGTTCCATACAATTTTAACTTCTCACTTTATTTGTATGTAAGAAACATTGAAGATGGCACACAAGCAATAGAACATATTTTACCATACTTCACACCAGATTATACAATCAAACTCAATCTTATTCCTGAAATGGGTATCATCAAAGAAATACCTATTGTGTTAGATACTGTATCTCAAGACATCACTTACGAAGGACCTAGAGATAACGATACAAGACTTATTATATGGACACTAAACTTTACTGTTAAAGGTTTTATCTTTGGTGGTGTAACAGAAAATAACAAGATTATTAAAACATCTATTACTAATGTATTGAATAATATTAGTATAACCGATTCTGTTCAATTTAACATGGCTAATACTGGTGTTGGACAATATCAAGCAGGCGAATTAGTTTACCAAGGTTACTCTCCTACAAACTCTACTGCAACAGGAAGAGTTTACTCTTGGTCTAATACAAATCATCAATTAGTATTAACTGATATTGCTGGTAATTTTTTATCAACACAATCTATCATTGGCGTGACTACAAACGCTAATTGGGTGTTTACATCTTACCAATCTCCTCAAATTAAGATGACACAAGTGGTTGTTACACCTAATCCAAATACTGCCACGGCTAATGATAAATACACTTATACTACTTCTATAACAGAAGAACCTAAAAACTTTAATTACTAATTTAAGGTAAGAAAATGGCAAAGACCCTACAATTTAAACGATATCCAACTGCTAATTTGGCAAACATTTCTGGTGCACCAGGTGAATTAATTGTTGATTCTACACAAAATACTATAACTGTTCATGACGGTGTTACATCAGGCGGATGGCCATTAGCTACTCAATATCAATTAAGTGCTAATGTGGTTACTATCAATTCAAATATTAGTTCTAATGTAGCATATCTTCAAGGCGGTCTTAATACAGCCAATGCTAATACGATATATTTGACTGGTGTTAATGTATCACAAAACGCTAACATCATTGGTGCTTTTACTACTGCTAATAGTGCATCAGCTAATACCGTATATCTACAAGGCGCTTTAGCAACGGCTAATGCTAATACTGTTTATCTTTCTGGTGCTTTAGCAACGGCTAATGCTAATATTGCAGCAGCTTTCACAACCGCTAATAATGCTATTGCTAATCTTGGTCCAATTATTACTGTAAACTCAGCATCCTATCTTTACATTCCTAATGCAACACCATCAACATCAAATACAACTGGCGCTCTTGTTGTTACAGGTGGTGTAGGCATTACAGGTAATGTGTATATTGGTGGTAGAGTGACTATTGCTGGTAATACAACAATTGAAAATGTCAATATTACAAATTTCGCAGTTAATACTACAGATATTATTATAGCAACAAACACTACACCAGCAACCGCAAATGCTACTGGTACATTACAAGTATCAGGTGGTGCTTGGGTTGGTGGTAATGTGTATGTTGGTAATGCAGCCGTAATTGCTGGTAATACAACAATTAACGGTTCAGTTTTACTTGGAACCACATATTCTCCTAATTATGGTATTCATAATTCATTGCCTATTACTGGCGCAACATCAGCTTACTCACAAACAAATGACGGAACGATCCAATCAGGCGTAACAACATATGGAGCATATTATGCAACAGTTGTTGCTACAGCAGCTGCATCATTTACAGTACCTAATCTAGTGCATTATCAAGCAACACAAGGAACATTTGGTGCTGGCTCAACAGTAACAACACAGACTGGATTTAGTGTAGATTCTTCATTAACTGGCGCAACAAATAATTACGCATATTATGGAGGCATTAATTCTGGTACTAATCGTTATAATCTTAATATGGCAGGTACTGCAATAAACTATTTAGCAGGCAACTTAGGTGTTGGTGTTTCTCCTTCAACAACTGCTAACGTATTGATTGGTGCAGGTACAACAAATTCGGCTCCATTACGATTAACATCAGGTACTAACTTAGCAACCGCTGTTGCTGGTTCTGTTGAGTGGAATGGTTACTCACCATACTTTACACCATCTGGCACACAAAGAAGTATTTTACAAGCATCACAATATTACGAATTAAATGTTGCAAATACTTTATCATCTGTAGCTACTGCACAGTCTGCTCTTGGTTTAACTACTGGTGTTGCTCTATCAGCTTCAACCGTATACGAATTTGAATTATTGTTTAATTTGGTAACATCAGGTACAACATCACATACTGAAGCTTTTGGTTTTGTATATTCTGGTACAACAACGAACTACGGTTATCAAATTACAAGAATGTTAAACGGAACAACAACGCCATATGGCGCTAATACTGTTTATTCTTCTTCTGCTACACCAACTGTAGTAACAACTGCTTTAACAACTGCACAAAATGCCACATATCTTGTTAAAGGTATTGTTAATACTTCTACGGCAGGTAACTTAAATCCAACAATTACATTCTCAGCTGGTCCTGGTGGTACTTCAACGATATCAGTTGGTGCTTATATGAAGATTAGTCCAATTGCTGCTTCACCTGGTTCTGCTAATACGATAATTGGTACTTGGGTTTAATAATATATAATTTACTATGAGTAATTTTGAAAAATCTATGGAAGAAATATTTGATGTTCAACCTTTACCAGAAGAACCTAAAAAAGTTCCTGTAGAGAATAAAACATGGCCAATAACGCCAGCTGCACCACCAAATCTTGAAGAAGATTTAACTGTAGCATATAATCAGTCAAAAGATAATCTACAAGATATCATTGACCAAGGTAAAGAGGCAATGGAAGATATACTCAAGATTGCTAAAGAGTCGGAACATCCAAGAGCATTTGAAGTCTTTGGTGGTATACTAAAGAATGTTGTAGAGGCAAATAAAGAATTAATTGCTATGCAGAAACAAATGCGAGAGATGGACAAAAAGAAAGAAGTTAATAATACTAACATTGATAAGGCAATATTTGTTGGTTCAACGGCAGAATTGTCGAAAATAATTCAAGGTAAAAATGATTAAGTTTAAACATTTTATTTCAGAAGAAGCGCTTGTTGCTAGAAAAGATAAGTCATCTAAAACTCTGCATGCGTTTGACATGGATGAAACACTCTTTCATCACGACCATTCTAAAGTAAAAGTTCATGTATTAAACAAACAAGGTGATAGAGTTCAATCTTTAACCAATCAAGAATTTAATACTCATAAGTTACCACCAGGTCATTCATACGACTTCTCTGAATTTAGGTCTACTCACATATTTAAACAGTCTGCACATCCAATTCATAAGATGATTCGTAAATTAAAAGCAATCCATAAGAATAATAAGAATGTTGAAATTGTTACCGCTCGTTCTGATATGGATGATAAAACAGGTTTTATGCACGCTCTAAAACATCACGGTATTGACCCTAAAGAGATTCATGTTCGTAGAGCAGGTAATTTACCAGGCAAACCAGGTGAAGTAAAACGAAAAGTAATTGGTGACTTAATTAAGAAAAGTGGTTACAAAAAAGTTCATTTATATGATGATTCTGAACCTAATCTAAATCATTTTTTATCATTAAAGCAAGACCATCCAGATGTTGAGTTTCATGCTCACCATGTTCATCATAATCCAGAAACTAATGAAACAAAAATAAAAACTCGAATAATTAAATAATTAGTTTGATTCTGACTTTTTTGGTGTATAAATACTACACCATGTCATCATATACATACAGAAAAATTTGGGAAGATACTTACGGTCCAATACCTAAAGATTGTAATGGTCGTTCATATGAAATACACCATATAAATGGCAATCATAATGATAATAGAATTGAAAATTTAAAATTGGTAACTATTGAAGAGCATTATAAAATTCATGAGCAACAAAAAGATTGGGGTGCTTGTGTTATGATTGCTAAAAGATTGCTTATGGATCCAAAAGAAATATCAAAAATACAAAAAGGCAAAAAGAGACCAGGAATAGGTGGGGTTAAAAAAGGAACAATTCCATGGAATAAAGGAGTAAAAGGTTATCTTTTACATTCAGATGAAAATAAAAAACAATTTAGTATTAATAATTCTGGTGAAAATAATCCAATTTCAAAATTAACTGTTGATATTGTTAAATCTATAAGAGAAGATTATAATAAAAAAGTGCCTATAGAATGTTATATTAAAACTTCAATTCCATCATCAAAAACAAAAGGTTTATATCCAACATATTTGGGTGCTTTTTGCTACACTTACGGTAAAAAATATAATGTTACTCTACAAGCTATAAAAAATATAATATTAAATAAATCATGGAAAAATATTAAATGAGTAGTGATTCATACAGAGATAATCCACTTTTAAAAAAGACCGGCGTTCAAGTTCAATATACTCAAGAACAATTAGATGAGTATATATTGTGTTCCCGTGATCCAATTTATTTTACCAAATATATTAAAATTATTACTCTTGATGAAGGTCTTACAGATTTTAAAATGTATGACTTTCAAAAAGAAATGATTGACATTTTTCATAAAAATAGATTTGTAATTACAAAATGTCCTAGACAAGTTGGTAAAACAACAACATCAATAGCCTATTTGCTATGGGTTATATTATTTCAAAATTCTCAAAACATTGCAATATTGGCCAATCGTGGTCAAACAGCACGGGATATTTTAGGAAAATTACAGTTAGCTTATGAAAATTTACCAATATGGATGCAACAAGGAGTTATTACTTGGAATAAAAGTTATATTGAATTGGAGAACGGTTCAAAAATAACTGCATCATCAACATCATCATCCGCAGCAAGGTCTGGTTCTTTTAATATAGTGTTTCTTGATGAATTTGCGTTTGTGCCTACCAATATTGCATATGAATTTTTTACATCAGTTTATCCTGTAATTACTGCTGGTACAAAGACAAAGATTATTATAGTATCTACTCCAAATGGTATGAATTTATTTTATAAAATTTGGACTGATGCCATTAATAAAAAAAATAATTATGTTCCATTTGAAATTCACTGGTCTCAAGTTCCGGGTCGTGATGAGAAATGGAAAGAAGAAACAATAAGAAATACGAGTGAGCACCAATTCAATCAAGAATTTAATACAATGTTCTTGGGTTCTACGAACACTCTTATTTCTGGAATAAAACTTCAAACTATGACATATAGTGACCCAATAGCTGAACATGATGGTGTAAAGATATACGAACAGCCTATTAAAGGTGATGCGGAGAAAGGTAAAGACCATCTATACTGTATTTCCGTAGATGTGTCAGAAGGTAAGAATCTAGACTTCTCTGCTTTTTCTGTATTTGATATATCGTCTACACCATATAAACAGGTGGCAACATACAAAAGTTCTACTATATCACCTATTTTATTCCCATCGGTGATTCATAATGCTGCCAGATTATATAACGATGCTTACGTTCTAGTGGAGATAAATAATAATCCACAGGTAGCGGACGCATTACATAGAGACCTAGAATACGAGAATCTGTTTAAGATTTTC